CGACGCTTTGCCCATCGGTGCTGACGCGCAAATACAGGGCAACACGCTTTTCTTTGCTCATGCTCAAGCTCCTATTGATGTTTCGACTGCCTGTGAAGATAAGCCAAGGCGTTCGCAAAACAACTGCTTTGCGAACATTCTTTTGCGTAATGGTGAACGCCAGCTTTCTTGCGGGTTTTCTGATGCGCAATTCAGGGGGGATTTCCGAACACGCAATTCGCGCCTCGTGCTCGCTGCTTGGCGTCAGGTCCGCCGCTTGGGTAAGTGTCGTGCATCATGGCCGGCCCGTTTCGTTTCTATGACTCAAAGCAACACAGGCAACGGCCTTGCCTCATTGGCCGGTATCCAACAGCCGCTAATTGCAAACGGCCGTCCTGGGCGTTCCCTGAGTCTGTACGCCCATGGGCACCATCCCTGCGCGGGCCCTCGCGTCTCGCCATATCGCGTGCCCAGGTCATTCGCCAGCAAAAAAGACCCGGCACCCGTGGCGGGTGGGGCCGCCGCGCGAACTGTCTGCGCGAATGCCGGTAGTCCAACTCTGCCGAGGAAAAAATTAGAAACTCGCGTTAACCACTCGTTAGGGAGGGCAGAATGAGTTCTGTCGTGCCCGTCCTGCGCCTAGATGAAAAACATCTTGGCCCTGCCATGCTCGCGCTCAACGCTGCGCAGCGTGTGTTCGTCCATGCCCTCGTTTTCGGGGGCGTATCGCAAAAAGCCGCAGCACAAGCGGCAGGGTATAGCTCAAGCAGCGATGACGTTCTGAAATCGACCGGGCACAGGCTTGCCCACGATCCGCGCATCCAGGAAGCCATAGTCGAATGCTCCCGTCAGCTATTGCGCGCGGAAGGGGCGGCCAGCGTGCGCGAGCTTGTGAGGTTGAGGGATCACAGCGACGACGACAAGGTGAGGCTCCGCGCGGCCACCGAGCTTTGCGACAGGGCGGGCTTGAACGCCATCAGCCAGCACAACGTTGATGTCACACATACGCACAAGCTGTCTGAAGCAGCGCTGGACGCAAGGATATTGGCCCTCGCGAAAGAAGCCGGGCTGGACGATGCATCGGCCCGAAAACTGCTTATCGATCCCAATGTGATTGACGCGGAATACAGCGAAGTCCCGGAGCCGGTGCCGGTAGGCCCACTCGGGATCGAAGATTTATTGTGAAGGAGATAACTATGAAAGCCAGTGACTATGTAAAGCAGTTGTTCGAGCGCGGCGCCGTGGAAGGGTTCGACCATGGGTTCATCAGCCGCTTAATCGCCGGCTATAGCCGTGGGCACGGTGAGCGTCTCGCGGAATTTCAGACTTCGATCACCTCCGGCCATCTCACGGATGAACGCGCTGCTGCGCTGAAGGCATTCCTGGCTTTCGCGGCTGGCGCTTTCGACTACCTGCAACGCATGGTGCACGGCATTGGTGCTGCCAGTGAGCAAGACCAACAGCGAGCGGCGCTGTTGCTTCTGTATGGAGCGGAGGAAAAGTACTGGCATCTGTCGCCCAGACTGGCGCGCCGTTGCCGCAGTCTTGTCAGGCGTCATCCCGAGTTCGAGCAATACCGCCAGCCTTGGGAATTTCAAAGTGAGGAAAAAATGGCCCCGAAAAAGCAACATATCGAAGTGTGCGATCCAACCAACCCATTGCGCGTGGACCTCGCCATCATTCGAGAATGCACCTTATTGGAACAAGCGCTGAAGGACCCCGCGTCAACCGATGCTGTCAAGCTGGCAGCGATTGAGCGTTATTTCCGCGAGATGGCATGCCTGGCTCCGGATCAACTGGCTGCGGCGGACAGCAAAGCCCACGCCACCCTTCGCGGCAATGGAGCATCCCAATGACCGCACATAAGCAACGTGTTTTGGAAACATTGCAGGCTCAGATTGATGCCAAGCGCTTCAATCAACTGCGCTCCTTCAAACCGTATCCCAAGCAGGTGGAATTTTTCAACGCGACAGCGGATCACAGCGAGGTAGTGCAGCAAGCCGGCAACCAGTTGGGCAAAAGCACAAGCGGCGCCTTCATGGCAGCAGTGTTTGCGACGGGCCTTTATCCTGACTGGTGGCTAGGGCGCCGCTTCGACGGCCCGACGCGCGGATGGGCTTGCGGCGAAAGCACTGTTGCTGTCCGCGACGTGTCCCAGCGCAAGCTCTTAGGGCCTCCGGGCGACGCCGAATTGCTGGGATCAGGAATGATCCCGAAAGACATGATCGCCGGCACCATCCTTGGGCACGGCGCAGGCGGGTCCTATGACCTTGTGAAGGTGAAGCATGTCTCCGGCGGTATCAGCGAGATCAGCTTCAAGTCCTATGATCAAGACCGCAGCAAGTGGCAGGGCGCGACCCTGGATTGGTTGTGGTGCGATGAGGAGCCGCCACTAGAACACTATCTCGAAGGGCTGGCCCGCTTGGTGGCGACGCGCGGCCTTGCCTTCTCCACCTTTACGCCGTTGAACGGCCTCGCCCAAGTGCTGCCCCGCTTCCAGGAACGCACACCGGAAGCGATGCGTGACCGCATCGTGATCCGAATGCGAATGCAGGACGCCGGCCACCTAGCGGACCCCGAACGCCAGAAGGCCCTCATTGCGACCTTCCCGGAGCATCAGCGCCGCGCCCGCATCGATGGCTTGCCGATGCTTGGATCGGGAGCCGTGTTTGAGGATGTGCAACTTGAAGACCTCCTGGACCCGCTACGTGTTGCCGGCAATCAGATAATCCATAAGGACATCGGCCCGATTGATACGCGCGGTTGGGCGTACTTGTGGGGAATAGACTTTGGCATTGCCCATAGCTTCGCCGCCGTGTTGCTAGGGCATGACCGCGACCGCGACACCGTGACGGTACTTGCGGAAATCAAAATCAAGGGAGGCATCCCCGCTATCCATGCCGCTCGCATGAAATACATCGCCGCCAATGTGAAGGTATGTTGGCCGCACGATGGAAACCAGCGCGACAAAGGAAGCGGGGAACAGCTTGCGGACATCTATCGCAGGGAGGGTCTTGCCATGCTTCCGAGCCACGCCAGTTTCGCAAGCGGCGGCTATAGCACTGAAGCCGGTATAGTCGAGATTTTGGCAAGGATGCGCAGCGGTCGCTTCCGTGTGGCGGCCAACTGTGTCGAATGGGGCGAAGAGTTTGCCGGCTATCACCGCAAGGACGGCCTTATCGTAAAGCAGAACGATGACCTGTTGAGCGCAACGCGCGTTGGCATCATGGCATTGCGTCACGCACGCCCCGCCGCGTTGGGTTCACGCCAAGCCAATCGCTACAGCGATGAGCCGGCACGCATCGCCCAACATACCGAACTCTCGGGCGACGATCTCTTCTAACCCCAGCCGCAGCGACGCTGGCCATGCGCTGCGGTTCCACATCGGCCAAAATGGAGAATGAACATGGATACTGTAATCGATCCCTTGGCCGGGCTGTCTTCGGACACGCCCGCCGAAACGACACGCAGCCACGCTGCTCAATTGGTGCTTGGTGGCGCAGCCACTTTGGAACAGGCCAACGTCGCGCTTGCGGCGCGCGGTGCTGCCCCGCTTATGACGAACAGCAAAGAGGCAGCGGAAACAGCGCGCTCGGCTTTAATGAATGATGATGCTTTCCGCGCGGCATATCTCGCTGGCAGCCCGGAAGCCGTGGCGAAGCTCTTCAAACTTGATTTGGCAGTCCAACAGGCAACTGAAGGCAAGCTGACCGATAGGCCCCCTTCCGCGACTGATCGAGATTACAACACGGCGCGAAATACGGTGTTCCACAACATTGCTCCCGATGTCCCGGCCGACAAGGCGATTGCCCACGCCGAAGAATTTACAGGCCTCTTGGCATCGCTACAGATGCCTGGTCCATCTGCCACCGCGTTCGTAGCCCAGCATCAAGCGGCAGTAGCAGAAACCAATCCCATGACCGCAGAAGAGCGCACGGCCTGGGGCGAACAACAGAAGGCCATGCTTTATGGCGTCATCGGACCCAATGCGGAGGAAAAACTGAAGGCTGCCAGTGAGACCCTGGGGCGTATGCGCGGTAAGACCTTCGATCTCAGTACCATTGTGAGATCAAACGGGGCCGCCGCTACCCTGACACTGTACCAGACTGCCGAAGCCTTGGCCGCAAAAGGGAAGGGCAGATAAAGATTAAGTTCTGGTGGCCCGTTTGTCGATTTCACGAATGACGGCTTGCACGGATGGTTCATCCCAATGGGACAAGCAACGCCGGATTACATCGGGGCTGGTAACACCACGCGCAACGAACATGCGCGCGGCCGGGATTACGTCTTCAGAATGCCAAGGTGAGACACAGCGCCATTGCATCGCGCTAGGATTGCAGGGATTGGTTATCAAAACGTCAAACTGTCGATCCGTTACGGGATGCAGTTACCATTCATCCATTGGCAGCGGCTGCGAGAAGGCAACGACCTGCGTCCATGACGCCATCGCTGTGAACTTGGCTTACGCCGATTAGTTCTGCCCAGCAAAGAAGAAATCGCCAGTCCCGATATTGAGGTATCCCATTTGCGAGGAATTGAACCTCAGGAAAACGAAACGTGCGGCCTTCTCTGGCGGAGTTGCCTTAGTGCCGCGCTTGATTGCATCTATAATCATATCTCGGATAGAGGCATTGTAATCGGGCGTCTGCCAACCGCCGCGAGCGTCCTCCAATGAAATTATGAAAGGGTGGGCAGATCGGTATGGGCACATATTGCTATCGACAAACGGATTGCGCACCCAAAGCAGTTTTCCACGCTGGTCCAACGCGGCGACGTGGCGACCATCGCTTTCTACATAGAAGATAACGCCGCTTTGAGCGTCGCGGTATGTGATGGGAGGAACGGGCGGAATTGCAGGGCCAAAGATCATGACGCCATAGCGGTTCATCAGCTTGAACATGTCCAAGCCCGGATGGGCAGACCTTATTTTGACTGACTTGATTTCGCACTCGGACTGTTGGGCAGGGGCGTTGATGCTAAAATCCCGCTTGGCGGCGATTGATGGAGCAGCAGTGGCAGCCGACAAGGAAATCAAAAGAGCTATAAAGCACAGATGTGACCGCACCATTTGCCCCTCTATAGTTCGCCCTCGCGCGCGGCCGAAATATACACGGTCACGCTGCACTTGCAGCCCCGGCAATAAAAATCGCTTACATGCCTGTTCGAGCCCAACTATATCAATCTAAAGCGCAACATCCTCAAATCCAGCATCTGCTCTTTTCTTCTTATTTCGCAAAAAGCGACGCACATCGTGCAGTTGCTTCATATCGGCTGCCAATATGTCCTCAAGCTCCGATCTTATTTGTGCAATTTTTTGATAGTGCGTTTTTCCGAACTCAATCGCGCTTTCGGTCTGGCCAAGGCGAAATAGCAATCGGTTCAGCTCTTGCGTCTTGCGAAAACATTCATCGCTAAGCCACAAGGCATGGTTCATGACCCTTCCAACTGCGAGGTGAGCAGCAATCTTGTCATCCGCCGTGCAGAAAATAAGATGATATGGCTTTTTGTCCGTATCGAGTACGGCAGTCTTCAGGTCTATAATAAGCTTTTCCAACTGCTCATATGCTGCGATTCGCTTCGCAACGACAGTTTTGAAGTAGTCGTTCGCGTAATTTCGCTGATTGGAAATCAGATTGTAAATACCTGTGATGACGGCACCAGCAATTATGCCCGCCATGGCGATCAAGGCTACCATCAACTGCGCAGTGTGATCTGTGGTAGCTGGCTGTACCATTTTTTGCACCGTATTTTGGTGGTGTCGATGTCGGAACTGTCGAAGTCAGCTGCTTAGGCGCGATTGATTTCCTGTTACTGGGCCGTATTGCCCTCCAAAGAACGATCAGCGGCGCTTATTGGGCGGCTGAAACAAGCCGCCCAGTAACCCAGTTGGGCGTGGAGGGGCCGGCGGATTGGGCGCGCTGTTGATTAGGCCCGAAGTAAGAGGGCCAAACGGATCGGGCGTAGTGTTCGCCAGTGCAGAGAAACCGGGATACAATTTGTCATTGATCCAGTCCCAAACCCATTTCGGCATCCACCCCTGATGTGCAGTCATATCCAAAGCCACCACCAGATAGTGATCGTTGGGACCAACATAATTTTTTATATGATCTGCGATCACGTGCGGCTGGTAGTTCGTCCACACGATCCAGCATGAAGCGGAATAGCGTATCCAGTCGCCAAGCTGCATCATCGCTGGCTCTAATGCGGTTGTTAGGATCGGCCCATTAAAATTGAACCCGATGTGAATAAACCTAGGCATTTGGACCGACCTGATCCGCAGGAGATTTAGTCTCCAGCAATGGCGCCTTAGTCGGCGTTGTGTCCAACATTATTGACGGATTGGCCGCCGCCATTTGCATTTTTCGATACTGAAGCAATTTGCCGCCGCCGAGGAGCGCAAGATCGGGGTGCTTGTGAGCAAAAATCCACGTGCCGAAAAGATAGATCAATAAAAGGAATGCGATTGTCCCTACTATGCCTGCGAGCAAAAGTGGAAATTTGGCCAGAAAATATGCGCAGCAGGCCACAACGACTAGCGCCACAATGACAGCGACAGTGGTCAGCCCAACGATGCCTGGGCCAAGTTCAATTTGAACGCCATCCTCGTCGGTCTCGGCCCCTCCCGCCAAGCCGAACCCCTCCAACAACTTTCTTATGTTAATCCCCATCACTCCTCGCAATGCTCACGCCGCCTACGAGGCGAAGCACTGTCATTTCGAGCTTGACCCTGCTGCGCGTGGATGTTCTCTTTCCGTTCTTATGGCAGAAGTGGAAACCCTAGGTCAAGCCTTCCAGGCCGGCTGGGGCATCAAGCTCCGCTGTGCCCGTGGCGATCATCGCGGGATCGTGAAGGTCGATGCTTGCCGCTACAGCGCCACATTGGATGTGGAAACGCTACTTTGCACGCGTGGCCGCGCGTTTCCACTGGCCCGCTTGGCATCGCGCATGATGTGCCCCAACTGCGGGGAACGGCAGGTATGGCTTACGTTCGAAGTGCCGGGGACGGCAGTGCCGGCATTCGTGCCGCAGGTCTATCGGCGCTAGGCACGACTATGGCGTGAGCGATGTCAGCGCATCCAATAGTTTCTTGGCACTCGCGCGCGTCCGCTTCGATATCGATGCGTTATTTGCCACCGCAGCCAGGAACACTTTCATCTGGCGTACTGCTTGCGGTTTGTGATCCCAAGGGATACGGGCTCCATGGCGGACCAAGGATCGGACGGATGACAGCCGCGCCGCATTCGACTGCGATGCCTCCGTGGCAGCCTCAAACAACGTCTCTACAGCCGCAGAGACATTCGCGGCCATCATCTCTGCTGCCTTTTCCTGTTCGCCCATGTACTGCCTTCTCCCCGGCCAGGACATGGTGCGCCTGGAGCGTTGCCGGCCGGTTAAGATGGTGTGGGAGTTCAACCGCCTCGCCAGCCACATGGCGACGGGCATTCTGCCCTTCGCCGGCATTCCAGGGCGTCCCGGACAAACGGGCTTGTACGGGCTTCCTAGCGGGCCGTTCAATTTCGAACCCGCTCGCCACGGTCGAGGCCGCCGCGTGGCGCCTCATTCTTCCGGCGGTTGGCAGCGCGCCGAAAAGAACCGTTACGGATCAATAGGGCCTAAAAGATAGGTTGGCACGGCTAACCCCTTACAGGCTCCCATAGTCCTACACCGCTTGGCTCCACCAATTTTCGCCCTTCGAGGGCGGTGAATTCCCTGAAAAGTCTGTGATGGCGAAAATTGGTGGGGCCAAGCGTCCGTAGCGGCGTCAGGCGATCCTTAGCGACAGCTTAGGATCGCCGCCCGGACGCCGCGGAGGAGCGCAGGCGGCCAAACTACGAGCTGCAAAGCAACAAGCACCGTTAGCGGGGAATTGGTGGAGCCAAGCG